CTGTCTCTTTTTGGTTTGTTGTAACCAGAAAAAGTTTCACCACGATATGTTAATTTACCACTTGGTGTTCTTTTAACATTTTTTGTTGTTGCCATTAAGAACCATCTCCTGCATTTCGTATTAAAACAATATCTAAAGCAGCAGAAACGGTAACTGTTCCTCCTGCCGAGTCTGCTTGTGCTCTAATTTCTATATCTGTTTTTTCAGTAAACTTTAAAGCATAAGGGTATGGAATTGTGCTATATCCTTCGCTTGATAAAACTCTGTCTTTTACATTAAAAACACCGCCAAAAGGTCTGGCTACTAAACTTAAAATTGCGAACTTACCTGCCGAAGAAGATGCCGATACATCTTTTTGAGTAATATAACCAGTATAGCCTCTGGGTATGGTATAGGTCATCATTAGAGTTTGATTGTCGCCTATACCTACTGTAGCGTATTTGTTGGTAGGCACTCCACCTGAAGGTGTTGCTTCTGTTCCCACATATAAAACACCAGCATTACCACCGCCAGTACCAGCAGTATTAACTATAATTCTATTAACTCTAAACCAAGTGCTGCCATTTAATTCAACACCTGTTTGACCATTTAAACTTACAGTTTCTATTTTTTCATCAAAATTATTATCTAAACCATATACTGTTACAGTTCTTGCACCAGTACCTGCTGCTGTATCATTAGCAGAAGAGCTAGATATATAAAGAGTTGAAGCTGAACTTAAATATGAATATAAACCACCTTGAAGCCATACGGTTGCTAAAGTGGTATCTACAGCAGAATTAAAACCAAATTTGTGTACGGGTTCGTGATAAGAAATCTGACCCCTTGAGACTTGAAGCTCAAAGGGTTCAGAAGTTCCTACTCGTGAAATCGAGGAGATTTCAGCACGGTTAGCCATACTTTTTAACTAGCTCAAGAATTACAGTATATGTATCTCCTGAACCAGCTCCAATAGTAGAAAAGTCTATGTCTCCAGTTACACCTGTGCCTGCATTGTTAGGAATGCCTGTAAAACTAGAATAGTCGTGATAACCATTTGAATCTGGTGATAAACCAATGGCTAAAACATTGGCTGTGGCATCAAATTCAAGTTCTACGCCCATACCTACGCATTGCCACCAAATTCTATTGATGGCAACACTTGTGCAAGCTTGGCCTTTAACATCTGTTGCTAAAGTTGAAACATCGACTTTTTTAACGGCACTTTCTCCTGTTCCATCACTAATATTGGTAAATTTCAATACGGCCATTCTTTCACCGTCTTGAATAGTTTGTGATGTTACTACGTCTGCCATTTATCCTCCTATTACTGGTCAGCAAATGCTGGAGCTGTTGCTCCTGTTACGGAACCCCAAACATACCAGTTGGTGCTATCTTTAGCTACTACATTGATTACTGCAGAACCGGGAACGTTTACTTGTAATTTACTGTTTGAGTTGCCATCTGAAAAAACTACAGAAGCTGCTCCATCATCGGTATCATTAAAAGCTACGTTACCAATAAAATAATTGGTATCTGAACCTGAATCAATAATAAAGTCAGTTGCATCGGCTGCTTCACCGCCATAAACAAATTGAAAGTTTGAACCAGCTACTGGACTAGGCAACGTATATGTGTTGTCTTGACCACCATTTGGCACGATTAATACACGACCACTATGGGTAGCGTTTGTTAAAGACACATCGCCATCGGCTAATGCTACTGGAGCTTCACCATAGGTTGTGATTTCAGTTACAGCACCTGTTGTACTGTTTTTGCTAACGGATTTAAAACCATTTTCGGACCTTACTGGACCTGAAAAAGTTGAGTTTGCCATATTTGCCTCCTTAATACTGTCGTCTTGGCTTGTCTGCTAGGTCAGTCGACAGAGGGTTGATTAATACCTAGAAAATTAAGTATAACTGAAAAAAAGAGAGGCATAAAGCCTCTCCGCACTATTTGATTTTAATAGTTTTTGGTTTTTTATCTTCTGGAATTACTTTTTCCAAATCAATAATTAGTAAACCATTTTCCAATTTAGCCCCTTTAACTTCAATGTATTCAGCTAAAGTGAACTGCAATCTAAAGTCTCTTTCAGCAATACCACGATGCATATATTCCTTATCGGAAACTTTGCTCTCATGGGAAATGTTTAGAGTGCCTTCGACCAATTCAATGTTTATGTCATCTTTTGATAGGCCTGCTACAGCTAATTCGACATAAATCTTATCGCCATCTTTGCGAATATTATACGGGGGGTAACTAGGTTGAGACTCTTTAGAAAGTCTTTCTAGTCGGTCAAATAGTTTTTCAAAGCCTAACACCTGACGTGTTAGTAACGGATTTAAATTATACATAAGTCCTCCTTAAAGCAACTTACAAGTTAATGTCGACCTCACCTGAGCATCAACAATTTAATTATAGGGATTTTTTAACAAAAAAAAAGGGAGACCGAAGTCTCCCTCAAAACAAACAAAAGATGTTTTATGCTGCACCCGGAGAACCGAATACACATCTTGGGTCAGAAACCCCAAATGAATATCTTTCTCTAGCTTTAAATCTAACGTTTCCAGTATCGAAATCGCCTTCCATTGAAGTTTGGAGAGGTGTTCTTTCGAAGTATTTGAAACCGTTTGGTGCATCAGTCTTAATGAAGAAAGCTTCAGGGTCTGTTAAAAAGTGGTTAATTACATAACCCTCAGGTAACATTCCTGAACTTCTGATAGCGTTAATATCGTTATCAGCTGTGCTAACTCTTAATTCTGATTTCATCAATCTTTCAGCAACAAACTGAAGTTCTGGTGGAACAATCAATTTGCTACCTTGGATAGCTAATACCAAACCTCTTTCATCTTCAAACTGAGAAATATCAATTAAAGCATTTTCTAAAGATGTTTCATTCAAATCAGCAGGTGTTGAAGGTTCATTTCTGAACGTACCACCGAATGCTAATGGGTGAAGTTGAGAACAGAGTTCTACTCCATCACCATAAGTAACACTTGAACTAAACGCATTGTTTAGCACAGATGCTGACTTAATCTGTTTTGTATGAGCCATAGACCTTGCTAATGCTTTGGTGTATCTAGCACCTAATCTATCATACAAGTTATCTTCAACAGCTTCTTCAGTTAAAGCAAACGCTAAAGCTATGGTTTCGTGGTTGTATCTTGATGTATATGCTTCTGCAGCATTATCAAATGATACTCCAGCACCCTCTGATTTCACAGGGGCATTACCAAAGCCTGTTAACATTACTTCTTCTTCAAAAGCTCTATCGGATGACTCTTGCTCATAGATTTCTTCGTGTTCTTTTTCGTACCTGTTGTACTCAAGACCGAAGAGAGCATTCAAACCGGGTTCTAGCTCTTTTACTAATTGACTTCTTGAAATAGCCATTTAATTATCCTCCTTATACGCCGGCAGAGCCGTCATTGTAGAATGATTGGTTTAGAGAAACAATCACCTTAGTGTTTACTGCACCTTTTTCATTTTCTGGGTCTTGTGAAAATCTTACGACTTTAAACTGACCAGCAGAAGATGTACCAGCAGAATCAACTTCTGCTTTGGAAATACCTATTGAGGTATCACCTGAGGTATAAGCAATAACAACCGTATTACCAACATTGGTTTGACCCAATGCTGATGATGATTGAACTTCATACAAAGCACTTTTGTCATCTATGACATAAGCCACAATGTCATCTGCCACGTTGGACGATGACTTTAATTTCGCATAAGTGGGTTTTCCTGAGACGGCATCTGTAAAGAAACATCCGTTGAAAATACCTAAAACTTTGTCGCTTGAGGCAGTTGCAACGTCAATTTTTCCAGAGCTTAACATCTTAACAGGGTCGCCCATAAATATATTATTACTATTGTCAGATGCTACAGCATATTCGGATTGACCGTGATTCTGTACGCCTGACCCTAGTGACCCAACAAGTCTAAAACCTGATGGATTATCTGAGTTTGCCATTTAAGTCTCCTATAAATTAAACAATTAATCTTTAGATGGTCTACCACCGAAGGAAACTCTCGATTGCCTTTCGGGTTTCGAGATTGGCATACTTGGATGTGCTTCTTTCATAAGATTATTGTCAACCGCTTGCATCTGTAATTCAGTTTTATTCTGATAATACTTGCTTCTTTGGTTGATTAAATCTTCATCTATTTTACAAAGCATTAATCCACCGACACCAATGTATCCTGAGTGTTTTCCATCATCCATTATCGGCATCTCAAAATTTGGAACTTCTTCTGGTCGCACAAGCTCCCAGCCTTCCCTAAATTTCATTGAGACGTTTTTCCTATCTTCATTGCCTAGATATTCAGCTCTTATCCATCTGTACTTAATGCCATCTGGAGGAGTTGGTGTATCCAACGATGATGCAGGAGCCCAAACTTTTTTCCTAGCTTTGGTATCTCTAGTTTCCGCAGAACGTGGTGTTCTGTTGCTGACGAATCTTCCATTGTTATCTCTTTCAGCCATTTTTTTTACCTCTTAACAAATTTTGCGTACTCTTCAAGCGGTACGTTTAACTTTTTTGCCATTGCTACCTCGGAAGGTGACAATCGCACTTCTTTACCTTTAGCCCCAGTTGAAATTCTACTAGCACCTGCAACAGTCTGGGATGCCCGTTGCTTAGTGAACTTTTGAGGGAAATTTTCTTTCAACCTCTTGTCTATTTCAGTGTAATATTCATCGGATTTTGGGTCAAATCCTTCATTCACCAAATCTTCATGTATGGCTTTGGCTCCGTTGGTCATTACTCTGTCTTCACCAAACCATTTGTTCTTCTCAGCCCATTGTAAAGCCTTTTCATCAGGCTGTACAGTTCTTGGCTGTTGGTAGTTTTGTAGAATTGGTTGATTAGTTGGTGCTGCAGCTCGTGCTGCGGCTGCGGATTCGGCTTGCTGTTTAGCCAATCTCAATCTTTCTTTTTCAATAGACAATTGTGAAATTAAACTTTGAGCCTCAACCATTTTATCAACATCGCCTGATTCATGGGCTGACTTATACAAAGTCTTAGCATCGTTAAATTGCGATGTAATTCTAGCTTCGTATTCTTTTTGGTAGCCTGTATCTAAGCTGTTGTATTTATTCTTAAGGTCATCGTTTTCTTTTTTAAGTTGTTGGGCGTAGTTATAAGCAGATACTCTTGCTCTTTCTTCTTCACGCCATTTCCTTGTCAATTCATTTATTCTTTTTTGAACGCCTGAATCGTGTTTCTGTAATCGGTCTTCATCAGAATCATCGCTAAAATCATCTGCTTCTAATTGCTCTTCTTGTTGCTCTTCAATTTGTTCTTCTTCAACAATAACAGCTTTTGCTTCTTCACTCATTTTTTCTCCTATAAAGTTTTAATGTCGTCTGGATGTCCGATGGTTCCAATAACATCGTCATCATTAATTATTCTGCATTCGGCATCGTCTTCAAGCCTAAATCTTAGTCCGGAATATCGACCAAATATAATCCAGTCGCCTTCCTTACACCAAGGTTTATCAAACTTGTCGTCTTTATATGCAAGAGGTCCAACTTTCAGGACATATCCTGTCACAGTTGCTGCACCTTCTCTATCTATGGTTTCCTTTACCAATTGAATGCCACCTTCGGTCTGGCCTTTGCCACGATAAGGCAATATTAATAGCCGCCATCCAGATGGATTTGGTAAACGTTCTATAAGGGATTTATCGAGTTTGCTCGGGTCTAATACTAAATCACTAGAATCGACATAAGCATCGTCAATTTTCGAAGTCGTCTTCGTATCGCTCATCATTTCTCCTAAGCAGGTCTTTTATAAAGCGTTCTATAGAAGAAAGACCTGTATTTTCTCCTACTAAGAACTGATAATGAGCCATATCTTTAATGCCTCCCGACATTAGGGTTTCAGAGATGCTTGTTCTTGCTTCTCTAATCTCTTTCAAAACTTTCTTTGCGATGTATAAACCATCCATTACAGGCAATCATATATGATGATTTAAAGTAATGTCAAGTTTGCTTAAATTATTTATCTTTTAAAGAATTGTCCTAAGCCCGCAGCTGCTCCTTGTAAGCCAGATAAAGTTGGAAACTGTTGGTTTAGTTGGGCTCTGATTTGAGCTTTTAATATTTCCTCTTGCTCAGGAGTTAATTGAATGTCTGTTGGCGGTTGTGCTGCTGGTTCTGTCAAAGCTGGTCCCATAGCCCCCGGTCCTTTTGGTGGGGTGAAGGGCTCTGTACCACCCGGTTGTGT